TATGTTGAATCTGAGTTTGCGTCGTGGACTTACAAGCCAGAGATTCTTCGCTATGTTCTAAGAGTACATAAAGATGACTGGAAGTTTTTGGATTACTATATGGGCGGCGTAGGAGCCATGGGACTGAACACCATAGACTATAAAAAAACCTACGATAAGCTCGGGACCGCATACCAACTTAGTGGCACCGGAGCAGCGTATAGTCAGGGAAGTCGTGTGGGACTATATAATGTGAGCGACCCAGACCGAAACCCCGAATTCAATCTGGTAGCGAAAAAAGTTATGTTCCCACCAGGGCTTCATATTGACTACGATAATACTGATTACCTGACTATAATATGGGATATTAATTTCATGAGTTGATGATATGCAATTTCTAGACTACCAAAACGCAAAAGGTCACCTGGAGGTATGGAAACATTACCCTGACGGCACAAAAGAACTTCACTGGGAAGAGGATAATGTTATTACCAGTGGAATGGGGGTCACCCTTTCGAAGATGTTCTCCGTAGATAAGGATAAGCCAGTAGACGATTTCCAAATTATTTATTTTAAGGTTGGCATGTCTGGAAATGATGTTACTGACCCGAATCAAGCTGGCGCTCTACAAGTCTCTTCAACAGGAGATTTGTCTGGCGCATTGACCGCCGCCCAGTACGGGGACGGGGGACTGAGTTTAGACGTGCATAGTCTTTACAGAAACGGAGCGACAGAAGCGGACAACGTTTTCGGAGTGATTCCCCACGGGTATATTAAGCGGGTAAGCGAAACAAAGTGTCTGTGGCAAATCGTACTTGATGAACAGACGGCTAATGTCACTGATACAATCAGCGATGAACATTACTTAAACGAGATTGGGCTGTACTCAAATAACCCATTCTCCTTGACGCCTAAAGCCTCGGCGCTATGCGCGTATCGATATTTCAAGCCAGTATATAAAACAGATGCGTTTATTCTGGTCTTCAGATGGACAATTGATTTCTAATGGTTAGTTTTAAAAATGTTAGTAGTGTCGGAGGAGAGGGGATTATTCCTCTCGGCTTCAATGCAGTTCCTAAGTTTGACCCAAGCTCGTTTTATAATTGGGAGCAAGATAACATCCCTCTCTGGACTTTAGAGCAGAGGGATGATGTGATGTATCGTGCATTGGGTTTCCCTGGTGGCAACCCAGACGGCGTTACTTTTACTTTGTCTTCCGCAGGTAACTTTGATGAGTCCATTGGCGTCTATGATTCCATGGAAGACATTGTTGAGAGAATCCCAAAGCGCCTAAAGTTTCCGGTTCTTGTGGAGATTTGCACTTACGGAAACCTCGGTGCGTTGGACCTCGCCAACATCACCTGCGAAGGCGACGGACGACTGGAAATTAAAAACATGGCGTATTTTGAGGATGTAAACGCCTCAGCCTTCGGCCAAGAATCAGCGTCAACCAGCCCCGCAGGAGCAGCAGGTCACCTAAACAGGGTCTACTCTTTGGAAGCAAGTTCCGACATGCTTGGAGTTTCCTCGTCGAGAACCGGAACCGTATTCGGAGGACAAACATCGTGGGACGACAATGCCCATATCTTCTGCATGCAGGGTCCGGACACCGACAGAAAATCCGACAACCTGACTGTCCATATCGCTAGCGCGACTGCTGCCACCATCAACAACGGCGCTAATGGACAGTTTATTTTGCAGAACTATGATTTGTATCACGACCGAACTATTTCAGCAACAACAGGTGATGCTAGACCCTGGTTCGGCTCCTCCACCGATGATTTCATGGCTGTTCAAAGAACCGCCAACATGACCAGAGGACAAAGCACTCTGTTTGGGTACGGTAACTGGTTTAGTTCTGTATCCTTGAAGGACTGCCAAGGAACGGTTATCCTGAGAAACGTTTTGGTGGACGGTGCGGCTGGAGCAGAGAGCGATGCCAACCCCGCGAGTCCTGTATTACATACAAACGAGAGAGGTTTTGATATCGAAAATTCAGAAGTGATTCTCGATAATACCGCGTCCATCCGAAACTACTCACTAGGCTACTTTGTGAAAAATTCCAGAATCAAAGCTACTGGACATTTCGTTGCCTGGAGAAACTACACAAAAGACGGCGTCGATGCAGCAGACAGAAAGCCGGATGGCGGAGGATTTCTATCCTTGAACTCTGATATCGAGTTTGACCCGACTTACTACGAGGACAGTAGAAAATATCTCAACTGGTTCGGAAAAAGTAAGAGAGGGTTTGAACTACGAAACTCCACAGTTAGAGGGGGTATTTACTCAACTGTTACATCAGCCATCCCGAACGCTGGCTCGACCAGCGGCGCTGGTAGCCCAGTCACAACCCCCCTAGGAACAAGCCTTGTACACTGCTCCGGTGCTGGTGGAGACTACATGACGACCATTCTCCACGCCGCAGACTGTAACGAGAATGGATTCCATTTCGAAGGAAGTGATGTAGAATTCCTAGGCAGACTAAACAGCTACCTCAACGAAGGCGATGGACTGAAGGCGATTAGGTCACAAATTCGAGTGCCGCAAATGACTCTAAACCATAATTCGAAATATGGTTTGGAACTAGAAGCCTCTCAACTAACTTATGGCTTTGGTGTTGACCAAATATCTGACGCGGTGGGGGCAAGCAACTTCCAAAGAATTGACGGCTACTCCCAGGTTTTTAACGGGTTCACCTCTTTCGCGGCAGGTGGACGAGATTCCGCGAATAAGCCGACCAACAGAGCGCAGTTCCACGTCGATTCGAACAACCAAAACATTCTAGTTACGAAATCCTCTTCGATAGCCCCGTACAGAATGAATCATATTCCCTACTTCTTCGGAAGATGGGGAGGTTCCAATTGGACCCAATCTAACATCGGCGCAGCGGGGGCTAGGTCAACGCCAGCTACTCACTTTGGCGCAACCCCTTTCCGAGTAAACAATCTACCGGGAATGGTGGTTACGAATAACTCAGACGCCGAGTTTGTGAACTTCAACTACTGTGTGTCGTCCTCTGATACTGGAAAAGGAAAAGTTGGCGTCGCATCAAATGGCTCTAACCTAACCTTTAGAGGAACCTCTGGATGCACTACCACTATGAACTATTTCCCGGTTTCAACCGAGGAGCAGCAGTTCAGAAGCTGGTTGAGCGCGGCGGTTTTGGCGGAGAACAACTCAACCCTTTTGGTAACCGGACCCACAAAGACCGCAAGATTCGGTATCCCCTTCATGGCGGAGAACAACTCGCAATTCAGAGCGGCTCCCCCAACTCTTGTAGGAACGGACAATATCCTGGATATTTCGGGGTATAACCTGCTGGACGATGCTGACCTAGAAACTTCGGCAAACCACACGTCTCTTGAGGTACACGCAAATAGAGCTTGCTTGGTCGCTAACAAACAATCAAGTATTTCGATGTATGCTCTTGGCGGACGAGTGGTACAACTTGCAGGTACAGAAGTTCTGGACTCCGTAGATGTTTTTGCTACTGGATATTCCGATGCCTACTTGGGAGATTCAAATAATCAATTCTCCAGAGCCACTTCGGGAGGATACGCAAAGTTCTACCCAAATGCGTTCGTAAGTGGTGTTGACGCACAACAAATGGGCGCTCGCTCAACCGCTGGCCTTCCTATCAACGACGACGCCTTCGATGTCACTAAACGATACCTTTACGATATTGGGGAACACGATAGTGGAACGACTGGAGGTATGGTCGCTCGCGCCGTAGGAGACAGTCAAGTAGATGTTAACTTGGTAAACTTCTATGCGTTTATGTCGCCTTCTTCTGTGTCTGGAGCGTTTTATCATCTTGACGGAAGTGGGTGCGAATCTGCTGAGGATGTTTTTGGGGATATCGGAGGCGAAAACGCATCCCCTCCATCGGATGTTGGGGCTGAGAAAGCCCCCGACGCGACAGACGTGGGAGAACCAACTCCGATTGACGGCGACACGCCACCCGGCGAAGACCCCATAGACTCTTATGTAAGTGGTCGTACTCGTGCGGGTCAAAACTCCCAACTCACTAACATTCTTAATGGTACTCAACTTGGCCCGGGTGGAACAGGCGTCGCTGCGACAAATGACCAAGGACTCAATGTGTACAATGGTGCAATCCCCGCAGGAAACAAGGTCACCGCCCTCGGTGGGGGTGCAGGTGCCTTTGCCACAGGAGACAATAACCTAGGCGCACCAGATGTTATTGGTGATGGATTCAGTGGTGCGGCTCCTGGCTTATCCCCCACAAACAGAACTCGTAAGTATGGATACACTTATGAAGATGGTGCATATACTGCAACTACCCTAGAAGCCGATACTTCCTGCATGGGAAGCAGAATTCATATCTGGAACATCGCTGACACCTCAAGAATTCATGCAAGTAACTGCTTAGTTAACGGAGCCGACCCCGAGAAAGGGTCTCTCGGACAGACTGGTTCCGAAGGAACAAACTATCACGGTCCTGCGGGTAAATGGTGGAACGGTGTGTCCTTGGATTATTACGGTAAAGGAGGAAGAAGAACTACTTACGGTTCCCTTGGTAATGCATATCATAACTGCGGAATTTTCCGTCTCATGCTTTCACACAGGGCTGACTTGAAGCACATGTATGATGTAAGCTCTCTAAGCGGTACGGTCGGAGGAAAATACGGACTAACGTCATGGAACGGCACCTCGGTGTCAGGCGGCTCGTTCGTTGACCAAGTGAACTCCGCAGGATACACGCACTGGACGCACCAAACAAACTACTTGACTGGTGCTGATGCGAGAAGAAAAACTAATGGTGATTCTGATATGCCTGGAGGTGTCTACCAACTATCATCGACTCAACGAGTTTTTGGTTGGGGACATCCTACCGCAACTCCAAACCTAGGCGTTGCAACTATGCAAGCCAGAATGACAGGGTTTAGTTCCGTACACACAGTTTCAGATGCTGGTAACTATGACGAAGCATGGCTTTATACTGATGCAATGCCAGCAGTACCTATCGCTCCTCTAAACATGGAGTGGCAAGGTTATCTAAGAAACTTCTTTGACGAAACTGCGTCAAACGTTTGGCAAAACGTCAAGCACATGTCCGAAGACAAGGTGAATGGAGTTTCAATCTACCGTTCGTCGCGAGGTTCCTACGCTGGAGGCGAAGGTCGGGAGAGGGGAACCGGAGAAAATACTACCTCTTACGGCGCGGGTGTTCGCTCGCTCAACCTCTTTGATTTTGATAGGTTAATGTAATGGCAAGAATCAACGAAGATATTCGATTTTACCTCCCAGCAGACCCTTACTACTACCAAGTAGACAATCTGCCGCTAAAAGATTTGTTGGACAATGACATTGCCCTACAAGAACAAATCGATAATTTGTCTTTGGACGATACTGGGGCTGTATTCCGAAATGGTATCAAGGAACTCCAACCCTTCATTGATGTCGCACTTCCCGGACAGGTTTCCGTGCGTTCAGGTAACTTCATCGGCAGAACCAATAGAACTAACGGCACTTTTGGCGGTGACCTAGGAAATACTCAAGCAAAACGAGTCGATAACGGTACCACCGAAATACGTACTCCTCCGACAACCGACGGTCCCGGCAACCTCAGCAACTTCGGAGACTATAACGTAGCCAACCCGATACCTGCGGCTGAACGCAACGAGCCAGCGCAGGGCATGGCTCGAACTTCAGTGTTTAACTTCCATGGGGGTTCTGTCTCCATTGACGGGTTTGACAGCAACGAGTTCGCCACTGCACTTAACCAAGATACCTTCAATACCACCGCACCTCTAGCAAGACTTGACCTTATTGGTATTACAACCATCAACGGCGCGATGGATGACCCCTTCCTTTGGGGAAATGTCGATATTAATTCTCCGGTAGTTTCAGTGGACGGACATCCGAGACTCGCTGTCGTGAAGGGTGCTGGTATTGTACAAAGTTCCGATTCGCACAAACGAGATATTTCAGTTACGAACAGCGACAAAGGCAGAAGGTACATCACCATTGGAACTGCCGCAGAAAACCTGAACGACTACGGAAGAGACTTGGATGGTAATATTATCCTTGGTCCCAAGTTTGGCACGATTCCCATGCCTGACGATGTCGTAAATGTTCTATTTTCTAAGACAGAGGTGGATGAGTCTATGTTCGATTTTGCCGAAAAAAATCTAAACGGTTCATTCTTCCTTCCTCTTGCGTATGTTTATGTCCCACAAACATATGTCGCTGGCGCACCAATTCCACGAAACTATCTAAAGGACATTCGCCCACTATTCAGAACCGCCGAACTGACCCTCGCCGAGAGACAGGCTGTCGCTGCTTCCTTCCAACCCTCTCTAAGCAATCCGCTAACTACGGTTACTCATGCCGACCACCTGATTGACCCTACGAGGACGAAGGCAAACCAAAACGAGGCAGACATCGCAAGTCTTGAAGACACCCTACGGAATACGAAGGTTCGCACGAAACGCTATATAAACGACACAATTATTACGAACCTAAACAATGTACAAGGAACTAGAAACTGGATGAGAGTTGGTCCCGCTAACATGGGTTTTCCAGCAGGACTTCCCGCGAATACAATCGCTGTCCAAGTCAATCTCCGAGGATTCATCAGCACCCCAGATAGCGGAGATATGACCGCTCACGTCCGCGCTGCCGAGTTCGACCCAAATCAAGAGTCCGACCCGAATAAATTCAAAGGCGTTGTTCTTGTAGGAAGGGCGTCAGGAAAAGAAGACGATGTAGCAGTTACGAATACCGTTGAGATTCCTGTGGATGAGACCGGAGCTTTTTACATTAGTATTGAAGAGCCTGCATTCAACAAGGGGCTTTACGCCAGTATCCAAGGATATACAACAGAAACTACGATTTTGTAGGAGTCTTACCTAGATAAGAGTGCTATGTGGAAAACCATTCTTGAACAACTGAACGCTGCTATCGCCCGAAACTGGGATTGGCTCCTCGCTCTAGTCGCGGGGTTCGTCCTTGGTGTTTTTGTTGTATGAGGCTCCTAGCCGCATTTACTCTTCTGTTTGCTAGTTGCTCAATGCTCGCCCCGATTGGCTTCGGTGCTGGCGGAGCAGCAGCAGGAAGTTTAGCGGGTCCAGGAGGAGCAGCAGCAGGAGCAGCAGTAGGAGTCGCGGTAGCCCAAAGCACCTTTCCCGACGACTCTTCTGACCCGGAGCCAATAGGACCAGTAGCTTCTTCCCTTAATGAAGCAGGTGACCTTCTCCAAAAAGTTGGTTATTGGTACCTACTTATCTTTGTTGTAGTACCGCTCCTAAGCAAGAGGGTTAGAACATGGGCAAAAAATAATATGCCTTTACCCACTAACTTCGCAAAAAAAACAACAAAAGACAATTACACCACTAAATAAAAATAGGGTATTACCATGAAGTATCTCATTAATGAAAACAACACCTGCGGCCAAGCTAGCCTTACCGAGTCTCAGCGTAGAAGCCTTCTTGAACAACTAGGCTTCACTACCCCTCAAGAAGAGGAAGAGCAAATCACCGAAGCTGTCGAGGCTCCCGAAGCCGTTGAGACCGAAGAGGTCGTAGCTCAAGAGGAAGACGCCGCTCCCGCTCTCTACGAGTGGGATGGTTCAGTCTTCGCCTTGGACGAAGAGGTCTTTGAGCTAGAAGGCGAACTGTTCGTTCGCGCCTTTGAACTAGACGGCGAAACCACCATGGGACTCGACGAATCCCATGCTGACCTCTTTGTGAACGAGGTTAGCTTCGATTCCGATGACTACGACCTTGGCGACATCTACGATTTCGGTGACGAGACTTTCATTAAGCTCGATGAAGCTTACATGAAAGAAAAGAAGATGAAGAAGGACGAGAAGGAGATGGAAGAGAGCATGGATGACAAAATCAAAGCCATCGTCGCCCGTGACCAGGAACGCAGAAAGAGAGGCGAACCCGCCCCAAAGCCAGCGCCCTCACTTCAAGGAACCATGCCGGATGAGCTTGATAAAAACCCAGAGCTAAAGAAGGATGTAGACAAGGCTACCCAAGGGGTTAAGCCCGCCAAGCCCGCTGCCGCCAAAAAAGCCGCCCAAGCTCATGGCGACGACGAGGACGCCAAGCCCGACGACGAGGACGCCAAGCCCGACGACGCCGCCGCCAAAGCTCGCGATAAAGGGAAAAAAATCTTTACGCCTCCGTGGAAGAAATAAGTCCGCCAAGCGCACCAAATAATGTCTAAATCATACGCTCAACTAGCGGATGAAGTTCTTAATGGCGCTCTAACGAATCCAAGTAAGAACCCATACCATCCAACACAGGGACATCAGGCAGGTATGCCTTCGATGGACCCTAATGATAGGCTAGTTGAGATGAATGATGCACAACGAGCTAGGTTTATTCAAGCCTCGACCTCGGTCCTAACAGAATCCGTAGAGGAAGATTATAATGATGAACATGTTACCGAGAATCAGGGCAGTGTGGATGCTGCTCCGCAGGGGATTAGCATTTCTCAAGAAGACCTTGAAATCCTTAGTGAAGCGAAAGCAATCATAGAGAGAATTCAAGAAGCTACTTGTGTAGGAAACATTGGTGTGAACCTCGCTGGGGGTACACCGCAAATGAGTCCCAAGCAAGTAAAGACCCCTGGAAACAAAAAACCCACAAAAAGAGCTACCAAGAAGCTCGCTCGACCAAAAAGAACCGAGAAGGGAAGTGATTTCCTTGCATATTTGGGAGGACAGAAATAATGGCATTGCTACGCGACTTTAACGACTTTCAACCGCTACAAATTCTCAGTGAAGGGAAAAGTAGCAAGACCATGAGGGTCCGTGGTATTTTCAGCGAAGCCGATAGAAAAAACGGTAACGGAAGAATCTACGAAAGAAACCTTTTGGTGCGGGAAGCGCAGAAGCTACAGCCCATGATTTCGGAGCGTCGTCTTTGTGGTGAGCTAGACCATCCCAGTGATGAAGTCGTCCATCTCGCAAATGTTTCCCACATCATCACTAGTCTCACCATGGAGGGAAACAAACTTATTGGAGAGGCTGAGTTCCTTGATACCCCCTCCGGAAGAATCCTACAAGAACTATGCAAGGCTGGAGTTCGTATCGGAATTTCTTCCCGTGCTACTGGAAGCGTTGAGTTTGACATGAAAGAGGACGCTTACCGCGTACAAGACAATCTTAAGATGATTACTTGGGATATGGTAGCTGACCCCTCTTGCCAAACTGCATTCCCCGAATTGGTAGAACACAAATCGCTTATGGAGAATCGCTCTCATGTAGATGTTGGCGACCCATTAATTTCTGAAAAAATTTATCTTGCTGCTTTACGGCGTCTTTTACGCTAAAAAAACAACTTTTTTTCCGCAGAGCAAGTAGATAACAACACTAGGAGTTTTTTTTATGAAAAACACAATCGAAAAAATTGCAAAGCTTCTTCCAGAAGGGCTTTCCGAGACCGGACTTGAAGAGGTCCGTAGCATGGTCGAGGACGCTATTCAGGAAGGCGTTGCTAAAGAAGTAAAACTTCTTGAGTCCAAGGTAAGCGGCTTCCTTCGCTCCAAGATTAACGAGCTAAAAGATGTGGCTCGTCAAGAGCTTGAAGCCGACGACGAGGTTCTGCGCGGGTATCAGGTATTTGAGACCATTCGCGCCCTTGTCGCCCAGGAAGTGGAATCGGCAGACATCGACTCCGTTGTTGCAAAGCAACAAAGCACTATCGATGAACTGCAAGAGAGTGTAGCCTCCCTGAATCACAAACTAAAGAACACTCTACACGAGAACTCCATGCTGTCAGGCAAAGTGGAGAGTCTCACTGAAAGCAACGAACAGTTGGCTGAGAGCGCGAAACTACCCTTCAAGTCCTCTGAGTCAGCCGTCGTTATTACTAACGAAACCGATTCGAGCCGTTCTCCTCTTGAGGCGGTTAACAATATCTTCCTCACAGAAGATGTCATCAATCTTTCGAAATAAATGTTGAACAACGAACTAAGTCAATCCCTCTGTGAGAAATGGGAGCCACTCCTTGAAGGTATCGCTGATGATAGCATTCGTCAGACCACCGCAGTTCTTCTGGAGAACCAAGCCAAGAGCATTCTAACCGAAAGCGCTCGTGAGACTGGTACGCTCGAAGAGGCAACTACCGTTGGTAACCTAGGTACTTTCCAGAAGTTCGCATTTCCTCTCGTTCGCCGGGTCTTCCCGGAACTAATTGCTAACCGCATCGTTGGTGTCCAGCCCATGCAAGGTCCAGTATCTCAGATTTTCTATCTGGGTTACAACCGCGCTGGTGATGGTGGTACCACTGGTGGCAATCCTGATTCTGAAGTAGTCTACTCCAAGTACCGCATGGTATACGGCGGTCGTATCGCTTCTACCCAGAGCAACCTAGCAAGCCTTGATAGCCAAGCCGCTACCGGAGCCTCCTTCGGTCCTTCCGGCGCTCTTGCTTACTCTGGTATGTCCGGAAGCACTACCCTGCCCTCCGCTACTGTCGGTGGTCAGATTGCTGCGTTCCCGAACCGTCAGTACGTCGGCGCTCAGTACTTTGTGTCCGCTGGTGAAACTCTCACTGGCTCTGGTATTCCTGAGGTTAACTTCACTATCGAGCAACAGGCTGTAACCGCACGTACTCGTAAGTTCCGCGCTCTTTGGACGCTGGAAGCTTCACAAGACCTTCGTGCCTACCACAACCTTGACCTTGAGCGTGAGCTAACTGAGCTTCTGTCAAAGGAAGTTGCTCTGGAAATCGACCGTGAGCTTATCGAGTCTGTTCGTAACATCGCTTACGACTTCCGGAACCAAGGTCAGTTTGCCAACGGTCTAGGTGACTACCAGGACCAAGCTGGTGCTAACAGCTTCGCTGCTGACGGCGCTCCTGCTGGTAACGGTGGACCAATTGCCGGAACTGGCGCTCCTGGAGCCTTCGATTACTCACAGCCCTTCGGCTCTCCTGATGGAACTACTACCGTAGGCGGCTCAAACCCTGGTGATGGCGACGCAATGCCGACCCGCAACTATGGCTCCAATGTCTTCTTCGTAGACTTTGGCACCACTGCTCTGGGTCTCGCTCCTCGTCACGTCGGCGAAGTCTACAGCAACCTGCTTGCTGTAATCAACTTTGCTGCTCAGGACATCTACCGCACTACTCTGCGCGGTGCTGGCAACTACATTGTCTGCTCACCATTCGTCGCTGCTATGCTCTCCTCTGCTGCCAAGCTAGAAGGTGGTCTCCCCTCCGAGTCCGCTGGTCAGCTAGGTGCAACCGTCGAGTATAAAGGCAAGTGGATGGGTCAGTACGATGTTTATGTTGACCCGCTCTATCCTGAAGACGAAATTCTCATGGGTTACAAGGGTTCTTCACCAATGGACGCAGGATTCGTGTACGCTCCGTACATTCCTCTCCAGATGCTCCCAACCATCACTGACCCGGAGACCTTCCAGCCTCGTAAGGGTCTGATTACTCGCTACGCGACTGCTCAGATTAACCCTGCCTCGCGCTTCTACCGCATCATCCGTATCGTTGGCGCTGATAGCCGCTACCTCCTGACTCCGTTCCAGAAGGCTGGCCGATACAACGATGGTACTCTAGCCTACAGCTAATCTTCATAAAGATTAATGTTAAAGAAGCCCAGCTATTTTGGCTGGGCTTCTTCCATATATAAGTATGACATGGCAAGCGCACCAGTAAAGCCGAACTTCACCTGGGGTCCATTTGTAGTGGACCGCTATGGCGATGGCAATAACGCCTCTTCTTTTACGGCTCCCTCTGGAGATATTCCGTATGATACCTTAAACAAAAGATATTTTTCGGACAACGTCGAGTTCAACAGATTTTATGCACTTGTCCGCGACTTCATCAAGTCTAGACTAGGTCATCCAGTAGTTCGTGTAGAGCTTGATGATTTTCAGATTCTCACTGCTATTGACGAAGCTGTAAGCAAACTAGACTACCACGCGCCCGATTGGTGTACTCAGCTTGCTGCCTTTAGAACTCAAGCAAAAGTAAACATGTACGAACTCCCTTCGTTCATGGTAAACAACTTTCGTTATGCCGCATACAAGAAGTCTTTGTTAAGTATTCCCTTGGCAAATCAATCCTTGGAAATGGACTTCTTTATTAAGTATTTCCAGGACAACTTCCTGTTTAATGATTTTGCCGTAAGCGATTTTCTATTGCTGAAGATGCACCTAAAGTCGATTCGCAAGATTCTAGGTCGTGAAGGCTCCTTCCAAATCGTGAATGGTAAATACCTGATGGTCTACCCAACTCCAGTGAATAGTGATGCTGAGGATGTAGTGATTGAGTACAAGTGCTTAAACACAGATACTCTACACCATTACTTTATCAACTGGATTCAAAGATACGCTCTTGCGATTTCAAAAGGTATTCTTGGAGAGATTAGAGGTAAGTACGCCACGCTACCGTCCCCGCAAGGTGGCGCACAACTAAACGGTGCCGCTCTAATCGCTGAGTCTGAAAAAGAGATGGAGAAGTTGGAAGAACAACTGCTGTCTGAAATCGAAGAACCTGCCGCATTCACCACTTACTAATGTCACTCGTCTCTGGTCCCCCTTTTGGCTACGAGTACCCACCTTCAATAGATGGTACTCGGCGTCAGTTCTATAACGGAAATAGAATTCCGAATCTTTTCGATATCAAACGACAGATATTCGAAAGAGAGAACGCCAACTTCAGAAGCCTAGGATTTTATAGAAAGACTTCAAAGAGACTTCTCAGCCTGTTTAGTGACGCCCAAATCGTCGGAGATGATGACAAGGTATTTTCCGTTCCAGTATGGTACGGAAACAGTGAAAGAGCGGTCGCAAAAATCTTTGACGACAGAAACCTTATCATTCCCGCGATAACTCTGTCAATCTCGGATATCGACCAAGACGCAGAACGGAGAAGACCAAACACAAACATTGAGTTGTGGACGGTCAAAGACTCAAAAACAAGAAGATATACTCGCGTTGCTTCCTTAGCTCCTCAAGCAGTAAACGTCTCCTTTCAATTGAACTTGTGGACGAAATATGTGGAGGACATGAACCAACTTTTTGAGTACGTCATGAATAAATTTCACCCTCATCTGCGAGTCGAGACCGACTTCAATACCGACGCGAGAGGGTTCATTACCGAAGTATCAGACAATTCTACCTTAGTCGCAGAAGACAAACAAGATAGGGTTATTCGTAAAACCATTACCTTCTCCGTAGAGACTTACTTGCCTTCCCGTAAATACATGATTCAATCCAACGGTGAAATCCAAGAG